TGTTATTCCCTTAGACGGATCAGTTAAAGGTGTACTTGTTCCAGTACCATCATATTGTTGCCATTGAACACGACCCTCATTGTACCACCACTCCTCTAAATTAACGTAGTATTTTGTTGATGGTGTGAATGTATTTGTTATAGGATCATTGGGTGGTGAAGCAAATTGCTCACCGTCATTTATTATATTTATTTGTATTTGAGCTCCTTGATATATTGGACTATTAAAGTTTAATAAGCAGTGTCCCCCATAAACAATTCCACTAAGCCCCCCAGATCTACTAGTAGATGGTATTTCACCATCATTCCCATAAATACCAAGGTAATTTGTTGGATCAAATGGTGTTCCAGTAAATTCAGACGAAAGAACGCTTTGACGGCCCCTAACATTAAATACAAATTTATCCCCTATATTATACTGTATTGAAGGATTATTTCCATCTGTATCAAAAACAATATTAAAATCAGTTTCAGTATCACCAGATCCCTCAAGTATATTGTAAGTCAAACCAGAAGGTATTGTATCAGTAGTCCATGAAGTTAATGTTATGTCACTTGTCCATCTAAATGTTGTAGCAGTAAGTATCTCAACAACTATTCTCCTATCTGTTTTCGAAAAGAAAGATGATGGAGTATAGCTAGACTGTATAGATGGATATGGGAGTGGCAGTGAATTATCTCCTGTTATTGAATAATAAACAGGATATTGATTTACATAGCTAAACCCAGCATATGGCCCCGAAAGTGGAAGTGTGCCACCTATTATTGGATTTGGAGTTTCATTTGCTGTAGGGCTTGGTGCTGGACCTCTTCCTGTTGAAGCATTATATGCAGTATAAGAAAAACCTTCATCAAGGAATGAATCTCCACCTTGTCGTTTAACTTTAAAATATAATCCTTCTGGTGCTCCAGAAACAAAATCATCTTTTTTTACTTCTAAATCTAATATCTTATACTTATTAGTTGAATATGTGGCAGATGTATTGCTAGACTTAAATATAATATATTTACCTATAGCAACTTTATCTCTGTCTGCTTCATTTATTCTTAAATATCTAAAGTTACCATCTAAAACAAAGTTTAATGGATATATTGTATAGTATTCACCAGTAGGCTGTTTTATTGCTATTCTGAAATTAGTTGCCCATTCAGGAGGCTCATTGTTTATAGTTAGTTTAAATGTGTTTGCCTGATCAGAAACAGACGGAGGCACATATATAGCGTTGTTTTCAGATGTCAGTACAGTAGTCATCCTACCATACTCATCTGTATATATAATACCTAATTCATAATCTCTGTCTGATCTAAATGTCTTTGTTCCAACATTTGGGATTGTTATAGGATATGAAACAAGATCAACAGACATGTCAATCAAAATATCATTTCCATTAGCATCTACAATATCTCTAAACTGTGTGTAATTTCCATATACTATCCTATTACCAATAAGCTCTTGTGCTTTTGCTTTTAAAGGTACATTATCAAACAACCTGTTTATTTGAGACACATCAATAGCTGTATAAACTTTGTTATTTGAGAATGTTATAGTCTGTATTTCATCGTTGTCCCATCCTAGTTCACTCTTATTGTATGAGTCTATTAAATACGTTGTAGTTCCAGATGTATCATAAAATACAACTTGTATTTCTTCAACATATTGATTACCAGTGTTAAATGATATCTCAGCCTGGTTGTAAGTATTTTTCATACCAGTATTATCACCAGTCTCATAATCATATCCAAATGCTTTAGCCTGAAAAGCTACAGCAGAAAACGGAGACATAGAGCTATATTGGCTGTCTACATATTTATATCTATATGCAAAGTAAACAAACTTCTCCTGTAAATTATCCGATGCATCAGCTGCTGTATTTACAGACATCTCTATCTTTGGAGAGTAAAGTGGTGGTCTTAATATAACGTTAATATCAATGTCAATATTAGGATCGTCATTTGACCAAAATCTAGCTCTTGATATATTTATTCTTCTAGGAGGATTAAGGCCATCAGTCCAAAACAAGTACGGACCTAAATCTCTAGATGCAGGTATGTAGTTTATACCTGTTACAGAATATAACTTGTTAAAGTTTAACTGACCAGTAGTACTTAAAAGTATCTTACTTGTAATACCGCTAATCTCATTGTACTCAAATATAGCATCAAAATTATCACTTGTTACGAGCCAATAAATCAAATTTTCTGGTTCATACGATATAGCCCCTATGGCTCTAGCATTTGATACTGTAAGACCTGTAACAGTAGCTATATCAGCAACTAATGAGTTGCCCATCACGTTCTGCACAGTACCTATATTGGATCCTTCTGAACTGTCTAGTGTTATGTTTAGGGCATCTAAATATTGACCATTAGGAATTAATTTTTCCTCAAGGTCTTGATTCATTTTACCATTAACAAAAGTTCTTTTTAGATTGATCATTTTATCTGTTTATCTTTACCTCTTAGTGACATTAATAATCTAGATGGATGAAGATTGCTTAATCTTATTTTAGCATTTCTTAACATAGCAGTCTTTTCTTTTCTTACCCTATTAACTATGTATTCTTGAATTCCATGCTTGTTATTGAGGAGTGCCCACTTGATGTAGGCATAAAGATATTCTTCTGCTAACTTGTTGATTGTGATAAGAGAGTCATCACCATTCTCCATTCCATCGGATATATATTCAAAAACAATTGTTTTATTCTCAACACCTGTAGAAAAGTCAATTACACCAGCAGCTTTATTGATATAAAACTTTGGATTAACATTTGCTTCTTCGGTATTAAGACCAAACCTTTTACCAAAATTGTATCCAAAATACCAATCACCATCCCAGTAATAACCATATTGACCATGATAAGGGCCCATTCCAGTATACAACTGTTTATCTTGTCTCAAGATATCAAGCCTTGATGTTCCAGTAACAATCTCACCATTCACATCAAACACTATATCTAAATTATTGTCCTGTAAATATGCAGTAGCAGACATTGGAGATCTGTTCTCAACTAATGGGAATAAAACACCGTTATGCAACATTGATATTCGTACATAATTAACATAGTCTGGAGGCATAACCATTTTTAAGTCATCACCAAGCTCAAACTCTATTACCTTTATATTTCTTAGTGCATCGTAATTTAATTCTTGTACAGCTCTTTTAGCGTGAAACAAGACATTATATCTATCAACATTGTTTACCAACTTGTCATTTCCAACATACATTAGCATGAAGTTGTTTACTATATCAGCAAGAGTAACATATTGATACGACCCCCAGTTAGCATCTGTAGGAATTATTCCGTTATTTGTATAATACTGATAATTAGTTATATATCCCATTTCTTATTGTTTTTGTTGACTGTCTTGCATCTCCTGTGCCTTAGCAACTTGAACCACTTCGGCCTCTCTAATAGATACACCACAGTATCCAAGTATCTTAACAACCAATAATGTAAAATCATCACTGCCAATCTCAAAGTCTTGATAATCAGCTGCCGATGGATTGAATAACGGATCAGAATCACCAGGCCCCATTGCAACATATGTCCATTTTGGATCTGCTGGGAATCTAAGGTAAGATGCTGATACATTAGATGTTATACTGTTAGGATACACTAAAACACCAACCTCATCATATGTGTATACTGGATAAGATACTGTAGGTGCAGTAAGATTAGAACTTAAAAGATTTAATATCTTACCATGTGTAACCTTTTCAATCTCTAGTGTATTATTATATGTTAATCTATCTAGGAGATACATATTTGCTGGTGTTATAAAATGATCACCAGAATAAACTAAAGTTGCATCAGTATGGAATATATCTAGAGATTCAGATATTCTTTTTGGTATGTCTGTATATCCTTCGCCATGCATTCTGGCTATTCTCTTAACGTAAGCTCTAGAATACTCCTCCATGTAGTTCTCAAATATTTCTCTTTGTGCTTGTTTAGCAAATAGATTGAACTCAAATGGCGTTATATATCCCCGATTGTCCTTACTTAATATAGATAGAACAGTATTTCTAACTTCATTAATCATGGAGTGTCTTTTTACAAAGATAAATAAAAAAAGGCACTTCCGTTAAAAAGTGCCTCTTCTTCTAATAATCTTAATGATTTAAGAATTCGCAATATTTGATACTGCTACATTTAAATCAACTTCCACAGGAACAAGATCTGTCCAAGGCTTAATGAGTGCCTGTTGCATAGCATTTTGAAGTGCTAATAGAACACTAAAATTAGCATCGGCAGCATGAGTTAATGTTGTGACTGTACCATCAGCATAGTGAATGGTAGTAGCTGTAGCTGTAGCTGAAGCCTCGTCAATCAATTTTACTCCTGATACTGATACTAATTGTTGTCCTAAACCTGTAACCGTAACTTTGATGAACTTTTCCATTGTTAAAAAATTTAATGGGTTAATAATAATACAAAGATACTATTTTTCTGACATCTGTTCTTGAAGATATTTATACAACTCCATGCCCTCATCAGATTGCAGATATGAGACTAATACATGGATGTGATCCTTGCCAAATGGTACTGTAAGTAATCTCTTCTTATTCTCTTTGAAATTATAGTGAATATCCTTCCCAGCTCTAAATGTAAGATAGCCATCTGATATAGCTCTAGCTGCCAAATTATTAATCTTCAATTGAGGATCTTCAGCTGCCTCTATGAACTCGATAGGATGTCTTTTAGCATACAACAACATATCCCTCTTTATTTCTGAAGATTTCATTGTAGAAACATCTTTAGATAGAACCAATCTAGCTATAGCTTCTAAACTTGTAACATCAAGCTCTCTGGCCATCATTAATGCATCTATCTCAATGTTAATCATATCAACATCTTCTTCTGCATCTTTTTCATTGTCAAATTCATAGAATTCAGTTCCGTTTCCAGGATGATAATGCATAAACAATTGAAGAACAGGATTTGTTTTTGGAACATTTAAAACACCATCTTCAAAAACGACTGGCTCTAATATTACATTCTTATCTTGATCCTCTTGAAAAGGAGTGTTTGAATTTCTTGCGTAACGCAAAGGATGATTACTATTTGTTTCCTCATCAAAATAAAGTAATCTTCTTCTTGGGGTGTCTCTAGATGCTAAGAAATAGCTTAGAGGTGATATCTTACCTTTTAATAGGTATGTTCTGTCTTTAGGTTCTAGTTTAACTAGTTTTACTTTTGTTTCCATTTTATATAATTTAATTTGTTAAAAATAAAGAGGGAGACGAATCTCCCTCTCATTATTTATTCATTATCCTTTGAAGATCATGAAGTTGTTTGCACCCATTGTACAAAGTGCTCTTTCAGACAAGAAGTTAACTTGCATTGCATCCAAGTCACTAGTAGCAGCACCACCAGCTCCACCTGTCATCCAAGTTTTGTATCGTCTGTCTTCAGTCTCAGAAGCTCGGTAACGAACATGCAAGAATGGTCGTCTAGCGTTCTTACCAAGAACTTGATCGTAAACACTCATTGTACCAGCAGGAACAAGGATACCGTTAACAGCACCACCAACTAAACCGCCTCGAAGAGTTGCATCATTCAAGTATTTCCAGTCAGTTTTGTAGAACTCATAACCTCTCTTGAATCCAGCGAAACCAAGGTTCAACGCCATTTGCTCATCATTGTCAAATAGACCATATGAAGTACCACCAACTCCGTAAGAGTTTTGAGCAGCCAACATATCATCAATATCGAAAGAGAATTGACGATTCAAGAACAACACGTTCTCAGCGATAGCACCTTGCTTATCCAATCTTTGTACGATAGTATCAAAATCAGACAATGCAGATGGGTTACCACCAGACCATACGTTACCTCTATCTTCGATTTCGTGGAATAATCCTTTAGTACCAGCGTTACCACCACCTGTATTTGTTGATAAGAAAGACTCAGCAGCTGAAGCGTTTTCAGCAGGAACACCTTCTACCATAGACATTTCCAAGTAGTCTTCGAAACGCAAACGAGTTTCGTGCTCAGACTTCATATACCAAAGGTATCCTGATGCACCGTTCTCTGTTGTTACTTCTACCCATCCAACTTGAGCCATATCAGATCCAGAAACTTGGTAAGTATCCTTGATGATGATTGGCTTAACGTCAAAGATCAAATCTTCTGCCTCCAAAGAACCAGACATTCCGTTAGTTCCTTTAGAGAATTCAGATCCATAAACAAATGCAGTTACTAACTCAGTAGTAATTGTAAACGGAGATCCAGAAGCATTGTAAAACTTAACCTCAAACTGAGCATCACTTGCTAATGAATCAGCAAGACCAACTTTGGAAACTACAGCCTTAGCAGAGTTTGCAGCAATTGATTCTGAAGATAAAAATACAGTTTGATTTTTTCTGAAGTTACATACAGCACCAGCACCAGGGATGGTAAATAAAGCAGTGTCAGTTGTAGCAGCAGAGTTTGGAACTACAGCAGTGTATTTTGTATGCAATCTTCCTTGTTCTGCCCATTTAATAAGGTCAGAGTTGCTAGGGATTTCAGCTCCTACCATTCGCAAGAATGATGCAACTGATCTGTTCCCATAACGCTCAAATTCAGCTTCATATGTATCAGGTAAGTACTGATTCAAGAAGTCAAAATTTGTGATATAATTCGTAGGCAATGTTGCCTTGACGGAGCTAG